CGACTGCTAGACACGTACAGTGCAGCTGCAACGCAAGAGCGTTTAAACAAGTTGACATAGTATTCAAAACTAGATACAATATAACTAGAGGTGATAAGTTATGAATAATATTAAACAAGATACAGTCATAGATGCATCTGAACCATTATTCATATATACGCATAATAAAGAGATCATAAAAGCATTGAAGCCATTTATGTCTAATAAATATTATGATGGTACTGAGTTATTAAAAAAGAATAGTCACTATCTTATGGCGTTTGGTGAAAAGTCTAATGGTAAATCTACATTTTTTCAAATGGTTGCATGCATTATATGGTGGCTTTGGCAACGTCAATCAGTTCTATTAAGATTATATAATGAAGATTTTTTAAAAGGTCGTGCTGAAAAGATGTTTGGAGGTATACCTAAAGGCTTTATATCTAAAATAACTAAAGGTCAATATGATTCAGTAGTATATAAGCATTATGCATGGTATTTTGCTAAATTTAATGATGAATCAGGTGATTATATGTTTCAAGCTGAGCCATTTTGCTTCAGGCAATGCATACTTAATGCCGGTTCATCATTTCAGATGCCTGAGGTTGATTTCATTTTCTTTGATGAATTCATAAGAAAAGACACACAGCGTAACGTACCAGATGAATTTGTAGAATTTCAAACAGTTATATCTACTATAAAAAGAAGTAAAACATCATTACAGATTGCTATGTGCGGTAATACAGTCAATTATTATTCAGTTTATTTTAAAGAGATGGGTTTAGTTAATATAAGAAAGCAATTACAAGGCACAATAGATGTGTATAATTATGGTAATACAAGTCTTTCAGTCGCTGTCGAATATTGTGATACTCCTGTAGGTAAAAATCAAGAATCTAATGTATATTTTGCATTCAATAACCCTAAGCTTCAAATGATTACATCAGGTAAATGGCAGCTTGAAATATACCCACATTTAAAAGCACATTATCATTACAAGCCTAAAGAGATATTATTATCATACTTTATTAAGTTTGATGACATGATGTTTCAATGCGATATTGTCAATGCTAAAGAGGGCGATTTATTCACATATATACATGATGATATATCGCATACAGTAGATTTTAATAATGATATAGTATATCAACAGGTTGTAGATCCAAGACCAAACATATCAACTAATATATTAAAACCTATGTATGATTGGCAACGTACAATTGCATCATTTTATGCATCTAATAAAGTTTTTTATAAGTCAAATGATATTGGTGATATGGTTCATGCATATTTAAGGCAATGCAGATAAAAAAGGACGCTTTTAAACGTCCTTAGTAAATTTAGTTTGTACTCCGTTAACATAATCTTTATATAGTCGCATAATATTCATCTCAAATGAGATTGGTTCAAGATGAACAGCACTATATTCATGCATTTTACAACTATTGCCTAAATAGTCTTTAAATAATAAATCATCTTCATCATCAATATATGAATGCATTAATTTACCACTATTAAATGGTGGGATATACATTTCATCATCAAATAAATTTAATACATTTTCTTTTAATTTAGAAGCCTTATCAACTAAGTATGGTAATGCTTCTTTTTTATTTAAACCTGATATAGTCATATGATATTCATCTTTATCATCTAAATACATATAACGCTTAGCACCTTGTGTCTTAAACTGTTTATAGTGCCCGTCAAAATCCCAATAGCCTAAAGCCTTAATGATGCCGTCTTTAGTCTTTGGATAGAATAGATTAATATCAAGATCATATTTATTACATACCTTAGCAATCTTATCATCAATACCTTTATTATATTTATCAAACCATTCTTTATATAATTCATAATTCTTGAATTTAAGTGAATCAGTATCTGCATAAATGAATGAATTTTTAATTATAGCCATACCTCTAAATAGATTATAACGCGCATATGCAGTGCACCAAACACCCCACTCATAAGATAAAAATCTAGTTTTATTATTGTTGTATGATTCAAGCTGTTCAGAGATTGGTTTAGCTGAAACGGTCCATGTGTCACCTGAATAGTCAATCTCATTTCTAATGATGTCTGTTACCATCATACCAAATGTAGCATTTAACATTGATTTAAGGTTAGCATATTCACGTTCTTTACCAATTACATCTTTTAATTGTGTCTTAGATGTATAGAAGTGTAATATACATTCAATTAAGCATTTAGGTAAATAACCCTTTTTATAGATTCTAAAATAGCCTAAACCTATTTTATCCCAAGTATAAAATGCTTCTATTGCTTTAAAATCTACTTCAGTCAATGTTATTGAGATTTTATCAGCTTGAACTATACGTCCATTATCTTCAATAGCATTACTGCATTCAAAACATTTAGATTTAGATATAATAGAATTGGTGTTATTTTCTTTTAATTTTAACCCATAAAACGATATATCAAATAGACAGCAATATTTATTAAGTTTTAATCTAAAGTCCTTTAAATCCTTAATTTTGACTGCATAGGGTTTAGACATTGGATAATGTTGAAAGCATAGAACTGAGGGATATGCGCTTGTTTCATCCATTGAATATACATCATCAATGATGCAGTCGGTGTTAAGTGGATTTGAATGCGTATATCCACCCATGAATGCACGTTTAAGATGCACATATAATCTTTCATCCATCTGCATTTGCTTAAACAATTTAGATAGATATAATCTATTAAATTTAGTATTACAATATTTCTTGCAATATCTTCTAACATATCCTGTTGATGTTAGAGGAATTTTTGCAATTGATTTCTCTTCTTCGATTTTTTCTCTTATGTAATTGGATAATACAATAACATCATATAAACAGTATTTAATTTCATCATCAGTTAGTGGTGTTTTTCTATTTCTCAATTTATTGTAGTCTAGCATACCTACTTGCTTCTCAGCTTTATAAGTATGTAGATTCTTACCAATAACTTCAAGTGAAGTATTAGATAAAAAGTAGCTGCATTTAAAAGTGATTGAATCTTCTTCTGCATAAATAACTTTACGAGGTTCAGATGCAAATACTTTAGACCAATTAAAGAGCTTTCTAATAAATTGAAATTCATAAGATAGATTATGAATATATATAATTAATCTTCTATCAATCTTTAATTTGAATAATTGTTTGATGTGATTTATAACATCCATGAACTGATACCAACTACGACCAATAATAATATGATCATCTATTGATAACATCCAAATATACATAAATGCATGTTTAATCATAAATGCATCATCAACCTTATTAGCTTCTTTCAATTCAACTGCAGTATTAATATCTAATACTTTACCTTTATAGGTATATAATGAAGTAGTTTCAATATCAAACGCGCACGGGATATTATAATATTTTATTTTCTTTTTAGATACTAATTTATACTGAGATATATTAAATGACTGTAGATATTCATTTAATTCATCATATTGATAATATTTAATCAATATATATAATCATCCAAGTCTGGAACATCTACATCTTCAATCTCAGCTAAATCTTCATTGACAGTATCTATATCATCTAAAGCAGTTAAATATGCATCTACATCTTCTTCACTTGAATTTACACTATATGCAGCAATTATTTCACTAGATGAATGATAATCTGATTCAATCTTTTGTCTTATTTTCTCCCATGTCTTACTATCAATTGATTCATAATCAGCGCCTGTTACTTCTTTAAATCTTTTATAAAATTTTTTAGTACCTTTAATTGATGATGTTGTATTGTGTGTTTTTAATGCAAGAGTTTGTAGCTTATTTTTTAATTCAGTATTACTCATTTTATTTAATGATTTTTTTAAATATCGTTTAGGCTTTTCAGTCATTTTAAGTAAATATGGTGATTTTAAACCTGATTCTTTTAAACGCTTATATCTATCATATAATGTTTTACTAGATGATGCGATTAAATCAATTTTTTCTTGTCTAGTTAATTTTTCAATATCAAATGTATTCATTTTTGATAATATATCAATACTAGATTTTTTAGCCATAATATAACCTCCTTATAAATAAAATAGGATGGATGAATCAATAATCATCCACCCTTATTAATTTTAATTATATTATTCTAAAGGTTCATTTGCAATATCAGACACGGACTGTGCTTCATCTAAATCTTCAATAGTTTCATCTGATGATACATCTTCCAAAATTACACCATCTTCATCAGTGATTGGATTTTCATCTTTAGCAACTTCGATTGGTGAATTATAATTATCAACATCCAATGCATCTTGAGTAACCTTAAATGGTTCAAGACCTAAGATGTCTGATTCAATCCAAACCTCAGGGAACTTTGGTACAGGATTGCCCTTTTCATCTTTTAAAACATTACCGTCTTTATCTTTCTTTTGACCTATGCGATAGACTGTAGGAACTTTGCAGCCCTCAACCCTAACAAATAAATAACCACTTGATAAATCTTCAGGGCTGTGTACGTTTGAAGCACCCTTAAATGCAGTCTTTTTAAAATGCATTTCAACCTTATGAACTTGTTTACCTACATATCTATTATCTTTTGTATATGTGTCCATAATTACAAAAGTATAAACCTTATTAAATGTAGAACCATCTTTTTTACGTCCCTTAGTAACATTTAATTTAAATCTTCTTAAATCTTCAACATTAGTACCTTGTGTGAAATCAGGCGCAACGATACCAGATTGCTTAGAACCTCTTAACATAATTTCATTATTGCTCATATCTTTTATATCCTCCTATTTTTCTTCATTACATTTTTTATCATATCGATTATCAGCAATTATTTTATAAACTGTTGGAACACTTATAGTGAACTTCGCAGCGATTGATGCCATTGTATAGCCATTATCGGCCATATCAAGAATCTGATTAATATACTTAACTTCTTTCAGCTTATCAGGAACTGAATAGCTTCTATGTAAATAACCTAAATCAACAAACATATTTTCATCAGCCATTTATTCATCACCTCCTAACTTAGGCACACCATTAGCTTTATGGTATTTTTCAAATGCAATTCTATTAGCATCTTCATATAGATGCTTTAGCTCTTTATTAGATGGATCTATTAAAGCATCTAATACTTGCTTAGAATTCTTACAGCATAACTTTTTAGCTACTGTCTTAATGCATAAACCCGAATAATACATCTGAAAGCAATCTAATACAAACGGCGTATAGGATTGCTTAGTAACATAATCAACACCATGAATACATATAGTCATCATTTATCACCTCCTAATCGATTACTAGCTTACGATATTTTAATTGTTCATAAGCAATATTAGTTGTTTTAAAATAGCCATTATCAACATAATGAACTCTGACAGCGTCATCATCAAAAAATATAGAAATTATATGACAACATCTTGGAATTACTAATAATTCATTAAAAAAATTTCTATTAACTATAGTTAAATCTTGATAATATCTATCCAATATTACACCTCCTAAAAGCATATCATATCACAATCAATAAATATATTAAGTGAATCAGTTGGAATTGGTTCAATCTTAATAATCTTACAATCATCAAATTTAGATTTATAAATCCAATGTATGTAACTACCAACATCACCTAAATAGATGATTTTAGCATTATAGAATACATTTAAACCAATTGATTTATGCTTTAAATGATTAATAAATTCTATTAGTGTCATTCTATCACCTCAGACTTTATTACCATCATAATTGCTTTAATCCTTAATACTATATAATTACCACGTTCATTAGCATTATTACAATATTTAGCCACTTCTAATGCTTCAGATTTATTATTAAAGAATATTGCTTTTAAATAATTTTTAGAGGTATCAATTAACCCTCCAACTTCAACTCTAGTTACATAATGATTATTGCCTTTAGAATCAGCAGTATATATTAAATAACTATCTAATAGCTTTGTATTCTTAATAATAGGATATAAGCTATTAATATCAATTTTATCATCCATATTAAACCTCCTAAAAATCCTCAGGGCAATCACCATCAACTGATAAATCAACATCAGGATCTAATTCAATAACCATTGCATTATCAGCTGTAAATGTAATATTTACAATTTGCACATTATCCATCTTATTTTTATAAACCCAATGTAAATAAGTACCAACATCACCAACAAAAACAGTGCCATAGCAATCTTGAGTAAGTACAATATTAATACTCTTATGCTTTAAATGATTAATAAATTCTATTAGTGTCATTTAAAACACCTCTTTTCTATACCATCTTTATTAATGATAAATTCATCCATTGTTTGCATATCAATTACCTTAATAGCATCAGCATATACAAAATAATCTGAATTGATTGAAATACCAACCTGGTCTGATATTGGTCTAATTAATGTAACTGTTTCTGCATAAGATAAAAATAATGTGAATGTTATATTACTATCAATTGAAGTAATATAACAATGTTTTAATTCTTCAATATTAATTACCTTAACCCAATTATTACGCTTTTCATTTGCTTCTTTAATACCTTTTTCTAATACTTCTTTAACTGTCATAATATTATCCTCCTTGTCTATTGACACCTATATATTACTACTATAAAAAATCATTGTCAATACTTTTTTACAAAATATTTTTATACAATGAAAAAAGACTCTAAATTAATAGAGCCTTTTCTCAGAACTATTGTTAATCTGTTTTGGGAGAGATAATATGAAAAAGTATTTCACTTATCATCTATATTATAATATAATACCATTCATTAATAAAGCCTTAATATCATTTAATTCAACATCAAATGCATTTGTTATATTTGTCAATTGGATTTCATCAACAACAGTGAATCCTCTTAATGTAGATAACTTATATGTTTCTTTAGTAGGTTTACCATAGAACTTAGCATAATTAGAATCATCTGATTTAGGTACAGGTCTTGAGATTCTAAATTTAGGCGTTAATGCATTATATAAACCACCATTAGATGCAATATTATCAACCTGAGCTCTATCATAGTTAGTATTCAATTGAGCTAAGGCAGTACCACCTTGAGTTGCAAGCGCTGCAGTACCAGCAACTAATGAACCATAAGCTACTATAGGATTACCTGACGCAGCACCTCCAATAACACCAATAACTGTTGATACAGTTGTTGCAATTGTCTTTAATGCTAAGGATGACATGATGTTTTGTTCGTTATCTGATACTTCCATTGCATTTGAAGTTGATAAAGGCATCTTAACACCTAGCATACAAGGTCCATTAGCAATTACTATATTATCAGTCATATTTAATATATACCATGAACCCTCACCTGTTACGTAATTAATTATTGAGTATGCGATTGATAATTTTTTACCAACTATTTGTGAATAATTTAATTGAATGTATCCACCAAATGGCACATATAATTCATATTTAGATATTGATGATATATAATCTGAATCTATATAGTCTAAAACATCAAATGTTGATAATATTAAATATTTAGGATCTATTATAACTTTACCATGGTCTATTGTGATTGTTTTCTCAGGTGAACCAAATGAGAATGTCATCTCAACAGCATTTAATGCTTCAGTAGGAATCGCAAACGGATAGGCCATGCATGTATATATGTAGCTTCTTATTGTATCATCCTTTTGAGCATAATTTATAATTCTAGTTATGCCCTTTAAATCAGTAATAACAGGATAAACTGTATCAGATACATAAGATTTGGGCTTTACTGATGGTAAAGGTCCATATGCTTCTTGAATACCTGAAATTGAATAATTATCATCAGAACCTACTAACATATAGCAAAATAAATATCTATATGGATCATCTAAATATGTTGGTGCTGCATCAAATTTAACATTGACTGATGCATCATTGGCACCAACATTATCATATTCAGTTACATTATAATAATTATAATAATTTAATTTATCATCAACTAGAGTATCATCATAATTATATTCATTGCGCCCTATAAATGCATCAAGATTCAATATATCATCTTTAAATGACATCAATACATCAACATCTGTATTTATTTGTATTAATGCATTTGTGACTACAATTATATCATTAATGTAATAATATCTCTTGAATTCAGGGATATAGACATAATTAGAATAATATAATGATACATCATTAGAGATAAATGTAATATCATTATTGTTATCATCTACAATATCATCATTATTATCATCAGCGACTAACCTATTTGCGTCACCTGTTGGATCTATTAAAATAGATGGATGCAATATTGATGTTGGCTGTTTTAAATAACCATCTAAGATACCTATTAATTGATAATCTTTAGCGAATTTATTTACATAATTATGAGGTGCATTTATCTTATATAAATATAATTGCATAATAACACCTCCTAATATGCTTTAACGTATAATGTACCAGATACTGCAGTAATGCGCTCTTGGGTATTACCCTTTAATATTACAATAACACGTGGATTATCTTCATCATCAATATATTGAATTGCAACAGCATCATTATCACCTGAATTATTTACTACTGCATGAACATCAAACATATTATTAGCATTAATAGTTGATAATGATTCTAGCATACCTAGAGTTACTGCAGTTGTTGATGCAATATTTATAATTGATCTTGGCGCTATAAAATGCATTGATACTCTTTGCGTATGACTAGCACCATATGTTATAGTTGCATCTAAATAATATGTTTTAAACTCTACATTTGGTTTTAAAAAATCACTTAAATGTGAATAATATACTGAACCGTCTGCAATTTTAGTACTAGTGATTGCTGCATCATTTATTTTATCAGTAGTGACTGCAGCATCATTTATTTTATCAGTAGTGACTGCATTTGATGGTATATTGTCACTTACTATGTTTGGTCTTAAATTAATTGTATTATCATCTTTTGGATGTAGGTTTGTAATAACGTCTGACATAAAAATATCCTCCTTATATAAATAAAATAGGATGGATGAATATATCATCCACCCTTAGTGGTCTTGTTATTCTAATGTGAATAAGATGAATGATTCATCTAAATCATTGAAGTATCTAACATCTTGTTTAAACCAATAGTTAGTAAATTCAGCTGAATTGACATAATGTGTCTTAGTTCTTGGATCTTCTTCCCAAACACCTAATGCATCATGGTCGAATAATACACCAATAACATTATTAATTGTAATGTTAGTAGCACCTGATGCAGTCTTAGCAACCTTAACATCACGCTCTTCATCTAATGCATTGCCTGTGCCTTGCCAGAATGGAACTGTTTCATGATATGGTAATTTTACAAATTCATCATGGAATGTTGATGATGATAAATAAGTTGCTGCATTCTCTTCGAATTCATCTAATAATACTAAATGCTGCATTTCTTTTGGTGTATGGTTTTCTGCACCTGTTGCTGAGAATAATGTATTAAATTTAGTCATTGCCTTTTGGTAATGCTTAATACGTCCTGTTGCATACTTTAACCAGTCAGCATCAATAATTGCCTGTTCAGCAGTTAATGAAGTACCCTTTTTAGTATTATATTCAGTTAATAACTTAACATTTTGAGTTGACTTATTGACATTTCTAACTTCAGCTGAGAAGTTGTTAATAGTTGCCATTACTAATGAATCACGCTGTACTTCTAATGAATTATATACTGCAGTAAATAACATTGAAATATAACGTGACATTTCAGATGGTGAATCAAATGCGCCCTTAATTTGAATATCTAAGACTGATTTACGTACTTCATAACCACTCTTTTCAGCAAAAATCTTAGTAGCTACTTCATCCTCAATGAACTGATTATCATCATAAGAAGCACCATTTACTAGCTTCCAAGAATTATTATTTGAAGCTTCAGGTAACTTAGTTCTAGTCTTGCGAATAATTTGACCATATTCTACATTTGTTCTAAATATATTAGGTGTATCACTCTTATAAGGTCTATCAACATAAATAGATAAACCAATTGTTAATGCTAAGTTATCCTGTAAACCAACTAATGCACCCTCAACATCTTGTAATCTTTGTCCAATATCAACGATATTAGATAGATCTTCAGCTACTAAAGCATCTTTACCTAAGTATTGAGGTACATGCTTATTTAAGTATTCAGCTATTTGCTTATATGTTTTCTTTACAATTGCCATTTTTATATCCTCCTATTTAATTAAAATATTTTAACAATAACAACATTATCAAAATTAGATGTATTAGATGCCTGAACTGTTGTATTATCTGATTTAATTAAGTCAATTACATTATTAGAGTTTGCTCTCATAGATATATAATCTCCAGCACTAATAGAATAACATTTAGAATCGTCATTGAAACCATTATTATTTAAAAATGAATGTAATTCATCAGCACTATCTATATTTTCTAAAGCTTCTCTATTATTACTAAATAATTTAAACGAAGCTAAAGTAATTGTATTCTCATTAGAATCTAAAAATTCAAATTCATATACACCCATATACAAACCTTTGTCAACTTCACTAACTGTGTCATTAGATGCTACTGTAATTTGTTTATCGCTTGTTTTAATTACTACATTTGTAGAATCAAGCTCAATTGAATTGACGAACGCAACTTTATTGCCGTCAGCATAATAAATTGGTTTACCTAAATTAATTGCTTCTAATGCATGCTTATATAAGTTAGGTTCGCCTTTTGTTAATACGATATAACCATTTGTCATTTCTTTTATCCTCCTTTTAAGTTATATTTCTAATTACATTATAATCTAGTTTTGAAAACTATGTCAATAATTAATATAAATTATTACATAAAATTGAATCTACATCATCATATATAATATTATAAAAATTATTTAGATCCTGTCTTAATTCAATTTCACTTTGAATCATTTGCTGCGAAGTTGTAACACCAATATTGCCTGAGCGCGTCAATTCTCTGTAATTACTGTCAGCATTGCCTGTAGTAGTTACATCAACATTGGTCTTTTGCATTGGACGGCCATCTGATGATGTTGTACCTAAACCAAATGTATTTATATCTTCATTATTTTTAACATTCATATTGGTATTATATTTCTCTTTTTCAAGTGAATTATAATTCTCAATCGGATTATATTTAGCATAGATTGCTGCATATAATCTATCCCAATTGTCAGCATATTTATTTAATATGATATTACTAATTTTAACAAGTGGATTGTCAGATGTATATAAATTTAATAAACGCTCATATAAGATAGATGCATTTTTATCACCTGAATGTAATAAATAATATTCATCATTCATTGTTTTAGCAGCATCTTCAGTTAGCCATTCTAATTTATCACCCTTATTATTAAAGATGTAATTAAAGATATTATTTGTGTTTAAAACATCATATAAATTATATATTTTCATCTTTATTACCTCCATCATCTGAAGTATCATCTGATATATCATTAGATTTATCATCATTGGATTCTATTTGCTTCTTAGCTACATCAATATCAAGCTGCGCCTCTTCTTCGCGCTGTTCTATATCATTGTTAACCTTTTCAAGTGATGAATCACGTGAAACAGTTATATTATAACCAAACATCTTATTGACCTTGCCAAAATCTTCTTTTAACGTGTCTATCACATCATCCATCTGAGGTGTGATTGTATAAATATCTGCATCAAGTTCATTTTCATTTAAAGATTCACGCTTCATATTGTAGTTAGATGGCAATCCAATGGCCATGAAGAATGATGCTTTAATATATTGCTTTAGCTCAATTAAGGCTTTTATATTAGTACCAACTTCTTGTGATGAATATTGATATGACTTCATGTATTCAAAAATAGGCTTAGATGCAATGGCCTTTAGTTTATCACCAATTTCTAATGAATCGAATACTGCATTAATAGCATTTTTAACATCATCATTTTTACCTTCATATAGATTGGATGTTCTAGTGTTAATTGAATTCCAATAAATAGATATATCCATTGTAGTTAGTAATGCAGCGTATAAAGATACTAAATCATTAAAGCCTTGATACATAGAATCACAACGAACTAAGATAGCATCTTTATCAAGCTCAAATGTTTTAGATAGCTTTAAATAAGGGTTCGCGACTGTAGATATAGTAGGTATGTAATATGCGTTTGGTTCTCCACCTAAATTACCCTCGAAGCCATAGACTTTGCCATCATCAGCTTTACCAACAGTCATATAACCTATATTAAATATAATGAACTTGATGTCTTTTTCAGGCATTGTGTCAGGTAAATTACCTATTTTTACGAGTTTTAAAACATATCTATATAAATATCTATAATAAAAATTAAATAGTCTTTTTCTTGATTTTACAAGATTAAATGCATTGATATCAACTTCAATATCGAATCTATTTATCGCCATTCTTATCACCTACCTTATCAATTAGATCATCAATAACATCAGCATCTTTTTTTAAATCAGCTTTTTCTTCTTTAGATAATTTGCCATCATCTTTGATATATCTAAAGAATTTGATTGTAAATTTGCCTAATAGCCATAATATATCAAATACCAATAGGCATATAGATAATACTGATTGAATATCTTGCAAGCTCACAAAAACACCACCAACTATAGCTGAATCTTCTACTACTTCAGTAACAACATTTGTTGTATTCATAACTTATCACCTCTAGTTATATTGTATCTAGTTTTGAATACTATGTCAACTTGTTTAAACGCTCTTGCGTTGCAGCTGCACTGTACGTGTCTAGCAGTCG